GTGTATGGAAAAGAAGTATATGGCAAACCAGTCCCTTCTTCAAAATCTTTAGCACGCATCGAATCCCGAAATTGGTTCTGCCACATCGGAACAATAATCATCTTGTAGTGCGAGTCTTTCTTAAGCAATTCTTCTGGAGGCTGTGTTCCAGCTTCGACAGGATTTGCAAGAGATCCGTATCCAACTGCATATCCACTGCCAGCGCGACGACGAAGCGCATCATCGAAACCATGCAACTGGTCTTGAGTGTTTGCTTCCGTAATCACATCATCAGCATTAGGAATAGTTAGTGGAATTGTAGTTCCACCTTTAGTTCCCAAGTGACTAGGTAGATTTTGAATTGTCAATGGGATCAACGACCCTGAGTCTCTTGTCGTCATAGGCGACGAAAACAACGCTGAGATTGTGAACGACACAAGTGAAAGATATCGGACCAGAGGGTCAGGCTGACCTGGGTTTGTTTGACCATCAGGGTCATACAATCCAGGGCAACTAAAAGCCCATACATAGACAGCATATGGTTTAATTTCGATATCCAAGTCATCAATCAGCAAAGGATTCTGTCTATAGAACTCAGCCCCGAACGCCTCTGCTCCTGGGATTTCAATCGAAAACACAACATTATTTGTGTTGTAAATTGTGGTAGTTGGAGAATCAGCTTCCAATACAGTTGGCTGACGTTCAATCAACTGAAGCGTCATGTCATATCTGGACATGTTGCAGTTTGTCGGAAGACCAAGTTCGTAGTCACCTGACTGACCAGTAATGCCATACGCTTCTGCTCTTTGGTCAAATGACAACGAAATCTCACGCAACCTAATTGGATAATCAGGAGCTTCTAAGGTTTGTCGATTAAAGTCTTGCTGAAATGGCGGCATCAAAAACGGGATATAGATTGACGCAATCCCATCAACCAAAGAATTTAACGCAACTGTAGGAAAATCAGATTCAACAGACTCAGGACCAATACATGGGATCGTCCAGCTTACACGACAAGCACCAGTGTCCTCTTCGATGTTTTCAATGTTTGATGAGTCTGCCTGATTCCTGATATCGGTCAGCGTATCGAACACATGGTCCGTTTGGAGTTTAGTTCCTCGTGCAAACTTCTTGGGATTGAACTGACTCATTATCGTGTTGCCTCCCAAACTTGAGCGCACAAAGACCAAAGGTTTCCTTGGTTTGGATATTCGCCCCAGGAACTAGGAACAGAACTCAAAGGAATTGTCCACTGGAAACGGACACGAGCCTTTGCTGGAATCAAAACGATAGGGTCAGCAACAACAGCAAAGCCATTGAAGGCCCTATCGGTCGCAGCAGCTAGAGGTGATGGCGGCTGCATCGTATCAGTTGGCTTAATCGCAGACGGGTTAAAACGAAACGCTCCAGACTGAGTGTTATAGATTAACGACTCCTGACGAAGCTTCTTCCTGTTTTCGACATCCCATGCGTCATCAACCGTCACTTGCAGCGTAAATCCTTTGCCACCAGTAAATAAATCCCAATCGTTCGTATATGGTCCTGTTGCCTGATACTCCGCAAAAACAGCTAGATAGCCAATAATCACAGGACGAGATGGAGCGAATGAAACTTCCCACGTTAGCAAGTCATCATTCGGAGGATTTAGCACACCATCATTCCTAGCCGATTTTACTCGCTGAGGGTTCTGATATGACTCGACTGGCTGAACAGTGTCTTGCCAGTTGACAGTATTATATGAACGAAGAAATGGAACAAAGTAAGGGTTTCCAGAATATGAACCAACTTCGCTTAAATCAAACGGATTGATACCCCAGATCATTTCACTTGGAGTCCATCGGCGCCGAATCAAGTCTGCCGGCACGTCGTTGTAAAGCTCAACCAGCTTTTCAAACGCAGTCTCAATGCGAGTTGCATCGACCGTGTTGCCGTCTCCAAACTGATATGGCAGAAGTCGATTCGTTGCCATTTATGTGACCTCGCCAATAATTGTCGTATTCGTATGCGAAGTTGCGCTTGTCTTGACACATCCAACAGACGCAGCATCTGCGTTAACTCCAGCATTTAGGATTGCTGAGTCTCCGTCAAACCGACATCCAGAACAGACAACTTTGCCACCAGAGACAACGGTGATGGGTTGCTGAAAAACACAGCCATTGAACTGAACGTTCACTCCATTCTGAATTGTAATTGGCTGCTTGAATATGACACCAAGGATAATGCCGGAAGACCCTGCCTTAAAATTAACTTCCCCAGTCGAGATTGAGGGGCCAAGCGCAGACAGGTGAACTGACGAAGAGAATGCCGCGCCTGCGTACCGCCCAGGCCCAAGAATGCCAGTTGACGGTAGAACGTCGTTTAGCACAGCCGGCTCAAGCCTGAGCAGCGAAACAAACGCATCCTGTCGCTGCCTTTGATTTTCAGCAGAAACAGGACTTTGATGCTCCGCATAAAACTCAGGCTTGATGTACCGAGGCATTAGTCCTCATCTTCTTCTTCAATGAGTTTGCCAAAGACATCAGCCATGCCTTTCGGAAGCATCTTTTCAATCTTGCGTTTAGCCGATTCAGGCGAGAACGAACCCTTCTTAAACGGAATCGTCTTCTTCTCGGTCACGACAACCGTCATTCCCATGGGCTTCTTCTGATAGCCCTTGCGCGGCATCATGTCGTCTTCTTTGTACTCGCCCTTCTCTTCCTCTTGACCATCTTCGTACTCGTCTTTCTCTTCCTCACCGCCTTCTTCGACCTTCTCTTCCTCGCCGCCCTCTTCGCCCTCTTCGACCTTCTCAGTCTTATAGGACTCCTTCATCATCTTCTTGTGCATCGGAGGCTCGCCTACCATTTCGGAAACGGCGTCTTTGTCCTCGCAATACATCTCGTACTCTTCTTTAGGCCACGACTTATAGTCAGGGCCAAACTTGTCTTCGCGGTCTTTGATTCGACCCTCAAGCTCATCAAGTTTAATGATGTCGGCGTCATACTCTTCCATGTGCTTCTTCTTGAGCAGACGACGTGACGCAGCACCTTTCATACCGTAATCCATGATATACCTACTTTTTTTCAACTCGTTTGACGATTGACTCAGCCCAACGCTTGCCATCGTCGCCACCCCACAAATCCCAGGCGATTCGTCCAGCAGACGGCCAACCCTTCTCGCCCTGATTAAACCCTTCAGCTTTTTTGTCTGAAGCGTGTCGAGCAAAATAAGCGACCATGCGCTTGATTGTCTCGTATGTAACCTTATCTCCAGACGCAAGGTTTGTAGCTCGAACGACGCCAGATCCAATGCCTTGCTTGCTGGCTTCTTCAGCCGTCAAGCCGCCACGCTTATACTTTCGACGCATCTCCAAAGCACGCGAAGCTGTGTCACGCACACCTTGAGGCGGAGCGAACGACTCAGACTTGAGCAGCTTTCTCTTGGCAGCGTCTTGAAGTGAAGCCATCGTTATCTCCACCGTCGCCGGTTGCCCATGATTCTAGCAACAGCTTCAATTTTTCCTAGTCTAATTCCGTCACTAGGTGAATTCATTGTGCCGTGAGTCATAATTGATGCGCGAACACCTTGCGAACCATCAGTTCCTGCGAGTGTGTCAACAGAAGCGTCATCAATCAACAGGTTGCCAGTCTCTGGAGACGCACCACTAGACCATCTAGCTGTACCATTTAAGATTTTGGTAGTCGGGTCAGTCAGTGACGTAGTCGGCGTCATCCTGGGATACAAAGCAAAGTCAGTTTGCTGAGAGTTGCCAGGAGGAGTGCTGCTGAAATCAAACAACTGCGCCGTGTAGTCGCGCATGTCAGTCGATGTCGCCGTATTCAGTGGGCCATATTGCCAATTCGGCTGAATGTCATTTACGCCATTGCCAAAGTGCATTGCCTCTAAAAACACACCGCGAATGCGAACTTGCATTCCCTTCTGCTCGACCTCTAGCGTCTTGACTACCCAATCAATTGGCTGCTGCTTGTTTTCCAAAGCAACACCTTGGTCTGGATATTCGCCCTCTTGCCAAACATAGACGTAAGAATTGTTGGCCGGGGAAGGTAGTGGTAGAATGGTAACAGTGGCAGAATAAAAGTTAATTGGAATTGCAAACGACGAATCAACGCCGATATATTCAAATCCAAGGAAAATCAACGGATCTGGTCCTATCGATCCTGCGTTGATATACGGCTGCGTCGTCCATGCCCCACCGGATCCGTCAAAGTTGATGTGAACCCGATCTCCATTTACGTCAGGTACACCACCAGCATTGTATAATTGTACCTGATTGGTCGCGATTGGAGCCCCAGGATTATATCCTCCAGCAGAACCAATGCGCTCGCTTGGCAAAACAAAATCAAACTCAGCCGAGCCTCCACCCTTCAGAATTGGAGACCAACGTGTATTGTCAAACTCAAACTGTATGCTCCATCTGCTAAATGGAGATGAACAGTTACCAACAGAAATTGGCAACCAATAAGTCTTGCCAGGAACAGTCTGTCCTGTCGGCGTCCGAAACCCAGGAGGCGCTTCAATTCGGCGTCCAATAAACAAGTTTGAACCAATGCGTTCGACAGGGTCTACCTCGTACCGACGCCACCCACCAACCGGCTCTCGATCATCTTCGTATTGAGAGTCAGCAGTCCTATCAATCGAGCCGCCACGATTCAAACGCAACAGATAACAAGACTTGTCGCGTGCTACAGAACGAGTGTCGTCAGACATATACAGTGTGTCGTCGGTGCCGCCAATCAAATAGACATCGGGTCCAACCGGAACAAAGAACGGCTTGGCAATGTTCTTCGATGCCTGAACCTCATCTCCAGCGCCGGCATGAGTCTCAAAGCTCCAGACGTGCCAACCAAATGCCTCTGTCCAGCAAAGCGTAATTTCGTCACAAACGCAGAACAGCGTCTTTTGGTCCTCGTACCACGCAAACCTTGTTGACTCCATTTGGCTACGCACATCAATCCGTGCAGCAGGCTGAGGGTCAGCAAGGGAGGTGACACCGCTTTGCGTGTAATAATCAGTCAATGGCATCTGCAATGACTGAGGATCAGTCCACAACCTGTCAATTGGCTCAGATAAATGCTTGAGCGAAATGCCGCCAGCATACGCATAGACACCAGCAGCATCAGAGAAAATGATGTACTGGTCTGCGCCGACATACGATTGATTCGTCAAACAACCTGTCCCATTTGAAATCTGAGTCAACGAACCAATCGCAGTTGACGCATCACCAGTTGACGGCTGAAACAACCATGTCTGTCGAGAAGTTGCGACCAGCAACGTTCCTCGCAACGAGGCAATCATCGTAATCGCATCGGTCGTCGGTAGAACGTAGAAGTTGTTTGCAATGATAGTGTCTGGTCGATTCGGGTCCGAGAACCAAAGAGTCGGCCCTACGCCATAGACAATCCTATCGTTCCAAACACCCATCGCATCGACAGTGCCGAATTCGTCTTCGCGCAAATATGTAATTCCGTCTTCAACAAAAATGCCGTCTGCCAAATTAAGAGGAGAGAACGCACAAGTCTCACCAGACAAAATAAGCAACGACTCTACATCTAAGTTCTGGACTTTCCTATCAACAATTGTTGGACAGTCTACAGGCCGGTATGTCCATAGGCCAAGATTGTCAATCGCAATGACAATGTTCCCAGAGTTTGGAGCAAACACAGCCCACTCTGGAGTCTTTGCCGGTGTAGCCCATTTTGTGAAATCGGCATTTGCGCGAGTTGCATAGTGCGGAAATACGTTCTGAAGGTCTTCAGTCAACGCATCCTGATAATGCAAGACAAACTCAAAGTGTCGTCCAGTGTGCAAATCATGGACAACAGCGACGACTCCCCTGATGATTTGCCCAACCCGATCTCCAAATGGAATTACAGACTCAGACGCAACATCAATACGATCATAGATAGACGCTGAAAAAACTTGCAGCGTATGAATCGACAGAATTTGGTCAGTCTCCCATGGCGTCCGAACATACGTTGAACCGATGCACGGCCCAAGACCATAGTTGGCATTTGGGTTGTCAATTCGACCGCAATTGAGCGTAGTCCCGTATTCGTAAACTAAGCCAAATCCGCTACGAACAGCTAGGTCTCCGTTCCTTGGGATAATGTTCTGGATAAACGGAGAGCCAGCCTGCTTACCAAGAGCCCGCAAGTCCATTCCCTTTCTAGGGGTCAAATCAAAAGTGGAGTCACCACTAACATTGGACATTGCCGACCCTCTTGATTATCCGCCCCAACCCCACTCTTCGTCATCCTGAACATAGCGACTTCCTTGTCCAGACCTAGTCTGAGCAAAGAACTCTTGCATTTCATTCAGACGCATACCCAACCTTTGGTCGAGCTTAGGGTTTGATGAGCCATCCTTAATGTAATAGTGCTGAGACGCAAGCAGCGCAATAATATCATGAAATTGGCTAATGTCATCGACATATGTTGGAGCCGAAATCCCAGCCAGCCAATCAATCTGAGGATCAGGAAGATACCAGATTTGAACCGTTCCTGTAATTGGAATAGAGAATCGAAGGATTCGACCGTCCAACCACCAACGAGCGCCGTAGCCAACCAGGGCGCCGGCACCTGACGAGATGACAGGCGCCAACGACTCAAACGATGACGCAGGCTTTAGAATGTTCAACAAGTTGCCTGAACTTGGATCAATGACAATGACCCGAGTCAGACGTTGAGCAAGATTTGTTGGCACAGGCCCAAACAAAATGTTCTGCAAATCAACAGTCGTCTGAGCACTCAATGCTGCCGGCTGATAATACTGCTCATACACTTCTTGTGGAACTTTCTGCCGAAACTCATAATAGGCAAGGTCAAGAAACGTTGCTAACAAAGAATTCGGCATAAAGACGACATTTGGATCGTCCAAGATGTTCCGAGTGTATGACGCAATCTGTTGAGTGTTCACTGTCTGAATCTCCTGACTTAGCTAGCAGAAGCCTCAATCGCGTCGAGAGCCCTGTCAACTTCAGCAGTTGTATCAATCGACCCAGGCATATACTCAGACACCATCTGTGGCTGAGGAGGAGCGCCAACTGGCATAGGTAGCTTAGGCGCAGCAGGAGCTTTAGCGCCCTGCTCTTCTTCTGCCCCAGGAGCGCCGACGTTCAAGATTCGCAAATAGAATTGATGAACAGCGTCTTGCCGATCTTTGGGCAACTCATAGTAAGAGTCAGACCGAATAAAATTGCCGACGACCTCTTCAAACACCTTGAGATTGTCAGACGGATAAACCTCAGCAGAAACCCCAGGATTGTCGATGACACCCTGAAGCACCTTCTTCGCATGTTCGATGTCGGTGATGAGTTTAATCGGCGCCAGCGGATCAAGGTGGAACGAAAGCATCTTCTTGGCCTGATCGGCTTCAAGCAGACCAAGACGCAGCAAGTCAAGCGTGCGCTGGTCTCGGCTCTTGACCTCAGCAGAGAAGAGCGTATCGGCCTCAATGAACACCTCTGGATCTTCAGAGATGTCAGTCGAGTTCAAAACCGTATAGATTGAACTACCACCACGGTCGAACTCACGAATCATCTTGCCTTCAGAATAATACTCTCGCATGTACAGCAATGCACAACGAGCCATATCTTGAACGGCATTCTCAATCGCGTCTTGCGTCGTTTGCAACTGAGCCAAGTCGTTTGCAGACAAAGCCTCAATCGCTCGACCAGACGAAATACCGACTGCTCGCTTACCCAACGTAGTCGAGTGAATACCAGCCTGATCGTGAATCAAGCTCTGAAGCAAAGGAGGCAATTGTTGAAAATATGCAGGAAGCGGCGGTGGAACCCAAACGCTTGGCTGCACACCTGAATAAAAGACCTTCTCGCCTTCACGAGTTGTGAACGCATTCTCGTCAACCTTGGACGAACGCTCAATCAAGACCTTTGGATTCGACATCAGACGCGCATTACGAAGCATCTGATTAAGCACAGACGAATAGGCGTACTGAGCGTCGAGCACAACTTCAACCATGCCCATGCCAAAGAATTGACCTGGGACATGAGTGTATCTAACGACTTGCAACGGCATACAATTTCGCGGCGTCTTTCCTTGAGCCAGAACAGTGCCGCCCTCGCCAACCAGCAAAAACCAGTGGCCTGAGCGAGTGTATGCCTCCAAAACCTCAACACGGTCTGGAGCATACCGATTGCCAAGCGGACTGTTTGACGGAAGTGCCGTCAACATCGACGGAGGCGGCGCCTCGTCAATAGCCCTAGACGCATCGGGGAACTGACGCTTTAGTTGTTCACGAGTCGTAATTCGCGTGACAGCCAAGAACCTCGATTCGCTAGGGTCTGCAACTCCAGGCTCTGCACGCAATCGCTCAGGAGCAATAGCCTCCTCGCGAACATCGTCACCTTCCATGTAAGTCAAAAGACCGGCTGTCCCGTGCAAGGTCAACCACTCGACCAGCGTCTGCAAAACTTGCTTTACCTTAGCGTCTCGCCAATGGTATCGAAGAGCTTGCTCCGCAGCCTGTGCCTTCTGAATGTCGTCTTCAGACTCAGTAGCCGGAACAACGCCGACATACGGTTGCTCTGTAGACAGACGAGCGACGACGTTCCGAAACAATGGCTGAACCAGATTAACGGCAATATCGCGAGGCCGCATCCACTGAGCCACGCCATTCATCTGAGGAACAGCGGGAATGCCTACGCCACGACCAAGGCGCCAGCCAGAAATGACATCGGAGCAAAGACGCCAGATGTTATAGCAGGACGACGCATCGTTATAAAATTGATTTGAGAAAGACGCAATTTGAGACGGACTCAACGACGGCTCATCTTCAACAGATGCCTCCTCGCCAGGGTATTCGCTTGCCTCACTTTCAGGCAAACGAATCTCATCATCCTCTGGCATCGGACCATTGCCGTACTGAATCACCATTGGTCGCCCTACTTTTTCAAGACATCATACGTTGACTTAAGGTTCTTGGCGAGAGCAGCAGCCTCATCAGCGCCTTCTTCTTCGCCTAGATATGCAGCGCCGGCACCAAGCAGACCACCAATAACAGCCCCAGGAGGGCCAAACGAAGCGCCGGTAGATGCACCAGTAGCCGCGCCCTTGAGCACATTCATCAGCGTATCGGTGCCAGAACCCGAGTCTTTCTTCCGCTTCTCTAGCTCATCAAGACGACGGCGAGCAATCGCGGCAACATCAAACGGATCCTCGTTACCCATATCCATTCCGTAAGCCATTGGAACCTCGATTGTGCCCCGTGGGTAATCGGGCGGGGCCACCCCGATTCTACATGTTATCGACCGTCAACGTAATACGCGACAGTCAAATTAGAACTAGCAGCGACAGGTGTAACCCCATCAGCAGGATCAATCATCTCAATCGTCACGACACCATCGGTGCAAGACGCATAGAAAAGAAAATTACCAGCAGCAACTGCACCGCCATCGCTATTAACAAGCGAGCAAACAACTGGCTTATTTCCGATAGGAAACGCAGAACCCAAAATCACACTTGCCGAACTCGCCGCAGCCGCAATAACGACAACGCCAGAGGCCGTGTTGAACAGTGCGCTGTTCCCATCAGCAGAAACAGACTGAATAAATGCAGTAGCCATATCAAACTCCTATTAGGTTATAGACAGAAAGAGGGGCGGCTCAGATAACAGCGCTACCCAAGCCGCCCCTCCTTTTATGCTAATTACGCCAAGCTAAGAGCAGTCAAGACAGCCTGAGCATTGGGCTGACGGCAAACAAGGTCATAGTACATGGCGTAGGTGCCCGTACCGTCATCCTTGTTGGGAACGCGCTGGATCGGTCCCTGACCGAAATCAACCCAGTGACCCTCAGACAGCGTGGCCCGAGTCCAACCAGCCTTCTCGATACCGAACACCAGACCATTCGGACAAACGTCCGAGCACTTGATCGGGATGTTCGCATACGCGAAGTCCGTGAATCCGGGGTCCGCCTTCTGACCACCACCCTTAACATCAACACGCAAGTTGCCTGCCGACGTGCCTTGCAGCAGCGTGGTGTACGAAGTCAGTTGCAGCCACGACATCCAGAACGCCGAGAACCGCTTGCCCGAATTCGTCACCGCATTCGCCAGCATGTTCTGAAGGTCGTCAAGCGCCAAAGCCGCACCACCAGCACCAGCAGCCGGATCGGTCATACGGAAGTTGGAGCGCAAGGTCGAGGACCCAGCAGGACCAGCAACAGTACGATCAATACCGAAGTGCGACTGAGCCGACAGGTTTCCAATGAAACCAGCAGGCTCCGCATTCAGACCGTCAACAGCGACAGCCTGATTGCCAGTTACAACAACTGCCATTGGAACGCCAGTACCAATAAGAGCAGTCGCATCAATGGGAGCAGCAAGTGTTAGTGAAGTGCCAGAGATGGCATTCAATTGCGTTGCAACACCAACAGTTGCATAGGTGTCCATGCGAACAAATTTAACGGCTTCACCAGCGCCAACCGCAATGTCAGCAAAGCGGCCAGCGTAACCAAAGGTCGCAGCATTCTGCGGCTGCCACACATAACCAATGACGGGCCCACCGGCAAAGGTCAACTGAGCAAGCTTCTTTCGGAAGTCCGAAATCAAGCCTTCCATTTCGGCAGCAGCCTCAATGGCGAACGAACCCTTCTGCGAGGCGGCAGCAGCCATGGCCGGCCCAGTAATCTGGATCGTGCCATAAACCTGCTTGGCCGTCACAACCAGACGCAGGTAGCCCTGCTGTCCAGCAGTAGGCGTGTTCGTATTGGACGAAGCCGACACCGAGGCGTTACGAGCAACGCGCAGCGGCATAATCGCGTCCGAGCCTTCCCACTTCAGCGTAGTCGAGTCGAACTCGCTCCACGCCTCAACGGAGTTATTGAGTTCGTCGGTGATCATGTCGATCACATACGACTCCTTCAGTACAGCAGCAAGTGTAGTAAGATCAGCGGCCATTTCAGTCTCCGAGTAAAACCGCTACTAGCGGTCTCCGAGTGCCTGTGGAAGCCCCGTCTTTAGCCACGATTTGAAATCGGGGCGGGGAGGAGCCGCCTTGCCGACCGACGATGGTCCAGCAACCCGAGGCGGCGGGGGCTTCCGAGGCGTTTCTTGTGTTGCGCTCCGAGCACTTGTCGGAGGCGCGATAGAAGCCCAATCTTGTGCAATCTCTGCCGGCGAGTAGCCAGCAGCTAGCAGACGCAACATCATGGGCTCTGGCATACCATGACAAACATCCTTGAGATCGTTCAGAGTCGCATCCAACGCCATGTCTTCTTGCTTCTCGACCTCACGCTGACGCCATGTCTTTAGTTCGTCTAACTCTTTGCGAAACTCTTCGCGCATAGTCTTGACTTCAGACTTTTTGTCAGAGTCGCCATCTTCGTTTAGCAACCTGTCAAACCAGTTATCTTCTGACCTGACAGGTTCTTCATCACGACGAGAGCGTTGAGGCTGAGACTTAGCCTGCTCAAACTCCTTACGAAGTTCAGCAAGCTGACGCTCATACATTTTACGTTGTTCAACTTCCCTAGCTAGAACTTTACGCAGTGCTGATGCACCACCTTCCCTAGGCTTTGGCGAATCACCGACGCGAGGAGGAGCATCGTTTTGGGAATCAACACTCCCAGATGATACTTCCTGTTGTTCAGTGGTTTGCGTACTGCTCGACTGAACGGGTTGTTGATTATCAGCAGTCGTATTGTCGGTCGCACCGGATACTTCTGCTGGTTGCTCACTAGTCAACGGCTGTTGGCTAGAAGTAACTGACTCATTGAATTTCTTCAAAAACGCATCTTGGATGCTCACAAGTTACCTTCACTCGCCCGGTTCTGGCCGGCGTCACCTTAATCGCCCGAAATGGCGGCGTCCCAAAACTTATCTTAACCAAGATAAGTCACTTGTATCAAGATTGATATTATTATGCCTTACTTGTCAACTGCAAATTATTTAATTAATCGAAATAATCGCCGGGGAGAGACGTGTATCCATGCTCATTCTTTCCGAGAAACGGAGCACGGCCCTCTTTTATTGCCTGCCATTCAAGCTGTGCTGGAGTCAGAATAGGACCATTTTCCTTAGCATTCTGAGAAGCTGGATGCGCCTGTGGAACAGCTTGAAGTGCCAATCCAAATGCAATGGCTAGATCGTCATGACCACTCGATGGAGCCTGTGGCTTGCCACGATCATTGTAAACCAAAGCATTTATTTCTTTGACCAGACGAACGCACCCAACCTTCCATCGAGACTGACCGCAAACTGCTTCGTAAATCGAGCCAAACAAAATTGGCCGAGTCGCTGATGTAGTCTCCCAGCCGTGTTGATGTCGGAGGGTCGTCGCTAGGCCCCTGACCTTCTCTGTTCTGTACAACGGCACGCCAGCATCACGCATAAATCCAGAGACCGTTAAGCCATAGCTGTTAATCTCGACAGTCGAAACAGGGTCCCCGTATGCCGTCAATAGCTTTCTTGCCTCTTGCTTAAAATCTTCAATAGGCAGTCGAACTTGCATAGTTGCAGCCACTGAACGCTTCGTCACATCAAGAATGACTACGGTAGAGAAGTCGCCTTCAGCAGAACCAGACGCTGTATCTACACCGGCTGCGTACTGATTGAATGGACTGTACTCATGAATAATGCTGATGCCGCCCTGGTGAACCTTAATAGCTGGAGGCAACGGTATCGGATTGCGAATGAACTTATCGCCAGATTGCTGGAACGCAACTTCTGCCGCTGCCGGATACTCCCGGTCAAACAGATGCCGCTCCTCCATTGGCATTGTCCGAAACTTCCAGACAAACCATTCAGCCTGCTTCTCGTTCAGCCCATGCCGCTTGATGTACTCTTGCTCAACGTCAGTTGTTTCTGATTTTGTTGTAGTATCAATCGCATACTCTGGATGGTCGAGCCAAGACAAAAACAGCTTATGGAACTGACTGCGCTCATCACGCCACGTCGAAGCGTACAGGTTGTCGCCAAACGCCGTGGACTCCATGACCATGCGACCACTACGAGGCACCGTCTGACCAAGAGACGCCATGACCGACCCAAGGTTGTCGTACTTAGCAGCCTCAGTCATGTGGGCAAAATGCGTAGGGAAGCCAGCCCAGAACTCTGAGTTAGCTGTGCCAACCAGAATCTGCGACCCATTTGAGAATCCAATCTTATGGTCCCCGCGAGTCACTGTTGGCATAAGATGCGACAAAATCTTATTGCCAGCGTGCAGGGATCGATAGAACTGACCGATTTCGACAGCAGCACGGTCATCATGCGCCGCAACAGCAACACGAAACCCAGGGTGCTTCAGACACTCTCGCAGCACGTACAAGCCAACGCCGGTCGTCACAAACATCTGCCGGCCCTTCAAGACCTGAACAAGCAGATTGTTGTCTAGCGTGTCGAAGAGTTTTTTCTGTGGAGGAGTAGGCTCAAACTTAATAGTGTTTAGCTCTTTATCGCGAATGTCAAAGCATCTAGCAAAAGAAACCATGTCGCGAAACCAAAGCGACAATAGGTCTGTTAGAGCTTGAGTTGTTTGCGACATTACTAGCTGTCTTTGGCACGCTCCAGGGCAACGTCAATAATCGAGCCGAGCGAAGCATCTGCACCAGTTGATTGTGGAATGACAATCTTGGACAACTCTTTAATAGCGCCAAGCGTGTTGTTCCTGTCGGAGTCCTCAGCCGATTCTGCCACTAATAAAAGGAGCAGAGCTTGGATGTCGGAAGGAGACATAGCTCCAGGGGGCAGGGACCGCGCACAAGAAGCAAGATCCATCGACATGGATTCGCGAGCCCGTGACACAACTTGTGTGCCGACTACTTCCATCAACGCGCTTTTTTTCGTAGGGTCGAATGCTGTCGATCGCTCTGGCGAGTTCTGGGTCGCCTCCTGGGAGTTTGGCTTGGACCCATCGGATTGCTCTGACAAGTTCCCTGTCGATCCCGCCGCGAACGATGCTGCTGCTCTGTTTCGCTGGGCTAACATGTTTGCAGAGTGCTTTGATTCTTTTAACGGCGAGACGATATCCGCTATCGGTAATGAACGGATACTCAATCTCCTTCCACCACCTGAAGAGTTCATTTGCATACCTACTTGTATGTTTTAATACGTGTTCTATAGGGTATCCAGTAAAATTTATGTATTGAGCATCCGAAATCAAACCGTAGTGACGCAAACCAGAATACGGCCCCACCTCAACTTCCAACGCAACAAACCATGGAGCAATGACATCTAAGTTATCAATACTAAATTTGGACAAGATCCCATATGTCCTTGCAATATATAATGGATCCTGATGATCCACAAATTTAATTTTCTTAGGCTTAGGTTTACGCTTAGACACGCGACATAATCTCCTTGCGGTTAGCCCTCCACTTCATTAATGCCTCATGCTTTCGCGCAGCAGGCTCCTTGGCCGATAGAACGACATGGCAGCAAGCCAGAAAAACACGACCAAGCCGAATGCCAGGAACACTGTCTCGCTCGATGTTGATTGCACAGATGGCATCATAAAACGAAGCCAGCATCGCACGAGCAGCTAGCAATCGAGTGTCACGCTCAGGAATCGACCCACACTGAGCCAATGCAATTTTGGCTCGATTACGCAATAGCTTTACGGTCGAGTCCGCATGGTCGCTAGTCAATTGCTTTTCTGGCCTAAGGTTCTTTAGCTTAGAGCCCTCAACGGACACATGCACCATCTCTCCGAGCGCATCAATTAGGCTCTTTACATCGTTTAGGCATGTAGCCAGCGCTGCCTCAACAGCCGGCAAACGAAGCTCAATGACCTCAATGTTGAACGGGTCCATCTCGCTGCCGGCGCCATCAACGATGTTGCCATCGTTGTCCACCGTATTCAGAACCAGATTG